TCACCAGAGTCAGATGAAATCTTAGTGTTTCCAATATAGAAATCACCCTTATCATTCATACCTGTGTAAACAACAGTACCACAAGACATTTCTTGTGATTGTGATAAGAACTCTTCCCTTTCAGTTAGAGTCTTAAGTTGAACCTGTGGTAAACCAGTTGAATAGTTACCTGGACCATAACCAAGATATTCAAATGTATGTCCTGATGCCCTTAAAATAGATGGTCTTCGTAATTCAACAGGAAGTGGTTTAATCTTCTTAATCTGAGAACTAATAACATGATTATCAACAATAGTACCTAATGCACCACGAATAACCTTAATTGTAGTCTGATTACCGATAGTTTCATCGATAATTCTCATTATCTCACTATCAACTTGAATGAATGATCCTAATGGGAATCTTGCTTGAATAGATGCAGCAGTTGTAGTTCCATCAGGTAATGTAACCTTAAATTCATCTTGAGTAGTAATTGATTGATTTAAGATTAAAGATTCATTATCATAGAATGATAATCCTCTTGTTCCCAATCTCTCTCCATCCTTTCCAGATTGTGCATTATTAGCAGATAGTCCATGCTTAAGAATATATTTTGGAGATGTTAATCCTGTAGTACTAGTAACTGCAGTGAATGTATCTACATCAATAACAGATTCTACAATAAAGTCTCCAAGATTAGAATCAGAAGCATTTAAGATTCTAATAGAATTTCCTTCAGATAATCCGTGTGCCTTTGTAGTACTGAATGTAGTAACTTTTGTAGATCCTACATGAGTAGGAGTTCCAGTTATTTCAGATACCTCACCTAAACTAACAACACTCTGTCCTTCAAGAATAACCTCATTTGCAGTTTTATTAATATTAATCTTATTAATATCAGTAACATCATTAATTCTGAAATAATTATCAGTTCCTGTACTAATACCAGTTACTTGAACATAACCATTAGTTGCTAAACTAATATTAGCATCAGTAATAGAAATATTTGAACTAGGAGCACCACCAATACCACCTTGATCTGTAAGTGATGAATCAAAATATAATGGAGATAGTGAACTCTTATATCCAGATCCTGATTCTGTTATCTCATATTCAGTAACTGATCCACCACTAACAACAACTTTAGCAGTAGCACCTTTCCAGACAGCAGAAGATGGTGCAGATGCATCATCAAATAATTTTACATTATAATATGTACCATCAGTATGTCCAGATCCACCTTGTAAAGTCCCACCATATTTTAAACCATTTAAATCATGTTCTTTTGTAAATGTTAGAACAGCAGATGTAGTACTATCTGATATATCACTAATAGTATTTGAAATTCCAAAGGTATTCAATAACTTATTAGTTGTTTCTCTAGTAATACTCTTTTTAAGATCATTAGTAACTACATCACCAATAGGGAATCTCTTAGCGTAACTAGTTGCTTCCTGTGGATTGTCATTTACATTATCCCTATCTAATTGAGGATAAAGGTTAACAACATTCTGATTGTATTTTGCAGCTGTAAATTCTTCTTCTATAGCATTATTACTATTCAGAACATACAAGTGGAAAACACCATCTTGTGATCCTTCAACATATGGTAGAATTGTTTCTGTTCTATAAACAAATAAATTCTCTTTGTTATCATTCCTCTCAAATCTAGGTAATCCAGTATTCCTAGTATGAGTATCATTATTATAAGTTCCCACATTACGAACATTACCTAAAATATCAGTTGTTTTATAGGTAAATGTTTTATCATTAATAATACTATTAACAAGGAATGTTCCATTATATCCCTTATCTGCTGCACCATTTGTATTAATAGTATCAGTTATGTTCTTAAGAACAATTTGCTCACCTGCATTTAAATTATGGGATTTATCAGCTCTAATAGTAACAATCTTAGTAGTACTATTATAATCAAGATGAGAAATAAATCTTAAATTCCTATGATAATCATAATCAGTTGATCCAATTGATGTCCTAGTAAAGTCAGCATCAAATCTTACATTAGTAGAACTAGAATCTTGAATTACAAAACTATCATTAGGATTTCTAGCATTTTGTAGTTCTTTTGGAATAACATATCTAATCTTATAGAGTTTATCATCCAAACTCCTATCATCAGTTCTTCTTAAAATATATGGAATATCCTCATCATTAGCATCTAAATCTGCAAAATTATCCCATATAGTATTGTTATTAACACTAACATGTGTAAACCAATTTTGTTTTACACCATCAAATTGCATTGGGTGTCCTAATTCACCTGGTTTCTTATCAGAAACTCTACTAATAACTTTTAATTTACCAGCAGCAGGGTTTGAAACAGATTTAATATATGCAGGAGTTGTCCTTTCAGCATTTGTTTTTGATGAAGCAATCTGAATTTCCCACTGACTTAACTGAATACTATCCTGTCTAGATCCATTCTTTTCAGAAGTAATTGCATAATACTTTCTATGAGGATCTATTCCTTCTGGAAGATCACCACTTTCAGCAATAATCCTTATAGACTCACCATTGTTTAAATCATGTGGATTACCATTTGGTTGAGATAATGTTAATTTATGAACTAAAGATGCACTTCCTTGAGTAGTATCATTATGAACACCCTCATATGCCTTTTCAGAAGTAACATCTACTGTTGCAGTTACATCATACTCTACACCATTAACTGTAGTAGTACCTGTCTTCTTAGACATAGAAATGGTAGCTTCAGTTTTAGTACCATTTGCTAAATCTACATAAATCTTTTCATTAAATCTCGCACCTATCCTAAATCCTTGTGCAATATCAGTTGGTTTTAGATTTCCATTAGTCTGCCCCAACATGAATAGTTTAGACTTACTATCAGTCCAAGGTGAACTATCAGCAGCTTTATAATCCTGGTTTACAGAAGTATCAAGTTGAGTTAAATCAATTACAGATTCTGGACTAACAACTGCTTTTGGTGTAATAACAGATGTAATATAACCTTTATTATCCTTTGCAAATGATTCTTTCTTAAATCCATTAGCAGCAAGAGCAAACTGTCCAAAGTTAGAGTTGGAGTTTGTAATTGATGCGTCACCACCAGACTTCATATAGAAATGAATATGATAACCAATAGCAAACACAGAAACGATCTGTAAAACAGCATCATTTTCTAGTGTAATATGTGCTGTCTTCCAACCATCTCTATAAACAGCATCCTTATCTAAATGATAAACAGTTGCTTCATTTAAAGAAGATGCTTCAGATGATAATAACTCACCAGTTTGTCTCTGATATGTAATACCATCATAAGATCTACTATTAGGATTATATTTTACAAACGCACGATCATCTTTCTGAAGTGAAACACCAGTAAACTGTGCCACAACCATTGAACGGAAACCTGTTGCTTTAGCACCATCAGCTTTCATTCCTTGCATACCAAGAACTGATCTTAATGAACAGTTAAAGATATAAGGTGATGCACCAGTAACAGTATCAACTTCTACACTAACTTCAGCACTACCAGCACTTAATCCACCAGAAGGACCTGCTTTCAGGTTAGGTGGAACATATGGAAGTAAATATGTAAATTGAGTTTCACTTAAAACATTTTGAACTTTAGTTGAAATATTATATGCTAATTCATTTACACCCTCAATTTTAATTGGTGTATCACCACTTAATTGATGTGGAACTGCGGTAGTTACTGTAACTACCTGACCAGCAGTATTACCATCACCAGAAATAATATTCTGTATCTGAATACGATCTGAAGAAAATGCACCAACTATTTCATACTCAGGTCTTGATTTTGCAAATCCACCTGAAGAAACTGGAAACTTCTCATCAATATCTCTAATAGATGCTCTATTATAAGCATTAGATAATTTACTATAGTAAACATCTAGATCAGTTAATCCACCAAATTTATCTAATTTGTTAATACCATCTGCATATTCAAATACAGTTAGTTTATGGTGAGAAAATATTGGTTTTGATTGATTACTGGTTGAGAAATTAGTAGGATCTGTATATACTAAAGTAGAATCATCTCCATCAAAAATAGAGAATTGCCAGAAATAGCAAGCACCAGTAACCCTAAAGATAGCAGTAGATTTTACATTATTATCTGTTGGGTTTGGAACATACTTAGGTCTTATCTTAGTTTTTCTTAAATCTAGTCCAACAATTGAAGTTCCTCTTGGAACAATTACACCACCTTCAGTACTATTAAACTTATAAAGTATATTATTTTCTTGTGTTAAATCAAAATTAGAATTAAGAGTTAATGTAAGTGTATTCTGTGCTCCAGATTCTGAACTACTAGGACTAATTGCTGTGGCAGTTCCATTAACATCCTTTATACCAAATCCTGGTCTATTATCTACAAGGTGTTCGCCTGGAAATAATAATATAGTTGTTTTCTCTACTATATCATTATCATTACCTTTTAGATAAGAGAATCTAGCAGATTCAATAAGAGCTCTTTGAATCGTTTTAAAGGGTTTTGTTAACGAGTTTCCTTGATTCTCAATACCATCAGTAGCATCAAGGTCATTTGGATTTACATAAAGAATACGCCCTTCACTATTCTTTATAAAATTTTCTAACTTATTTAAAGGCATTGGAGAATATTGGCCAAAATATTTCTATGTTTCTATTTAGCTTAGCTAATTATCTTTGATTACTGGATCAACGTAAGTAATAATTTCAGGATCAGCACTATTCCTTATGACTTCCATCACTGACATAAACTGATCCGTATTATCACATCTAACAATCCGTGTTTCACCTTCATTACTAATCAAAGTAATTCTCTTTTTGCATACATCAACTATAATATCTTGTACGCATTCATCAGTTTCCATAATTACTACCTAATCTTTTTCAACATAGTACCAAGTAACAGCAACTCTCTTTTTTCCAGCATAAACTGGTTCACCTGCATGAGGGTAACACCAATTAGATGGAAATATTAAAGCATAACCTGGTTTTGGTTTTATTCCCAAATGTGGAAATAAAGTTCCTCCACCTTTAGTTGCTTCTTGTAGATATAAAATAATAGATATTTTTCTATGATATTCTCTCTGGTTTTCATGTGTTGCTGCATCATGATGAAACTTATATTCTTGTCCCTTTTTATAATCTAATATCTGTATTCCTTCACGCCAAGATTTACTTCCATATCCACCAGGAACAGGATAATAACTAAAATTGGTATGAATCTTTTGTACTCTTCTCTTATATTCATTTAACCCCTCATTCATAGCATTATGAATAATTTCAGTTATTTCATGGTTATCATTTAAAGATACACCAGTACTAGATCTAATAGAAGTATCTACTCTTGATCCTTTATCTTTTTCTTCATCAGAAAAAACAGTATTATCATCAAAAACCAAAGTATCAACATACTTATTAATTTTTTTCAAATCAGATGCACTAAGAATTTTAATCGCTTGAATAAGATCATTCATTATTTTTCTACCAGTATTTAAATATTATAACACATTTATGAAGGTTTTGTCGGCCAAGTAGAAAGAGTGTGATCATCTGCCATTATTTTTGCAGTCAAATTAGAATCACCTGCTATTGTTGCTGGAATATCTCTCAGTGCTTGACGATAAGTTGCCCATTCAGCTTTTTTACTAGAACTTAATGGTGAATCATTACCCTGAGTCCAATCAGACCATGCTAATAAAGCATTTCTATAAGATTTAACTTCTTCTAAATGATCTCTTGCTGCTTCCCTTGCATCAGCAATCATTTGTATTTCATTATCATGATCAGTAACTGCTTGCCAATATATACCAGTTGTTGTTATACCTAGTTGCGGTGTTCCGTCATTATATTGAATATGTCCTGTAGATATACCAAGAGGTTGCCAATCATCATCCCACTGAACTGCATAAACATTTGAGGGAATCCAGGATATATCTGTTGTAACTCCTGTTACAGACTTTCCATTTACGACAATAGTTTTATCTTTTGGAATAATTGATAATCTCATTCTTCTATAGCTCCGCTTATATTATGCATTTGTCTAGGTTGTGACAATTTTTCTTTCACAGTTTGAACATAAAGTTCTTTCACATTCTCATTATTCTTAACCATTTCATTTCTGAATGATTCGATAGCTGCACCTGTTTCATATTGCTTTTTAGAATTTTCAATTAATAAAACAGGCAACCACTTAATAGCACACTCCCACTCATCAATCTCTTGTCCAGTTTGAGGATGATAACCTTTCACTTCAGTAAACCAAGAGCATTGTAATCCAATACAATCTTTACCAATTAAAGGGCAAAATTTACCTGCTTCAATCTTCATTCTAATTCTTTTGGCATACTATAGCAGTAGCATACTTAATATTATGGTTATAGTATACACCAACATTGGTAGTTACGTCAATACCGTGGCGGTGACTACCACCACCAGGACTGTTACCAATAACTGCTTGAGTTCCAGAAGAACCAGAGTTTGCAGTATCTTGGAAACCATATTGTCCACCCCAACTACCACGAGGAACATCATAATAGTGATTGTGAACTGGTCCTTGAGATGGTGATAATGTATGATAATCAGTATCACCTTGAACTAATGCACTAGTCCAGTTAGTACGATCATCAAAAACATTACTCCAATTCGCAGTTCCAGAAGTTGAACCACCAGAACTTGAAATCTGTATTGCCCTACCATCAAAAGAACTAATTCTAGTCCATCCAGTAGGTGCAGATGAGCTCAAAAATAACATTCTAGCTCCTGAAGGAACTGATCCACTAGCAGCACTACCTGGAGGACCTGGAGGTCCAGAACTACCTGGAGGACCTGGAGGTCCAGAACCACCTGGAGGACCTGTGGGACCATCGGGACCTGGAGGACCATCATCCCCTGTAGGACCTGTTCCACTTGGACCTGTAGGACCTGTAGGACCTGTTGGACCAGGAGGACCATTTGGACCAGGAGGACCATCACCACCACCTGAACCTGGAGGACCTGGAGGACCATCTGGACCTGGAGGACCATCATCTCCTGAAGGACCTGGAGGACCTGTAGGACCAGGAGTAGTCGAATCAGAACCTGGAGGACCTGGTGGACCACTAGGACCATCAGGACCTGGAGGACCATCACCACCACCTGAACCTGGAGGACCTGGAGGACCATCTGGACCTGGAGGACCATCACCGCCACCTGAACCTGGAGGACCTGTAGGACCTGTTGGACCATTAGGACCTGGAGGACCTGGAACTGTTGAATCATTACCTGGAGGTCCAGGAGGTCCTGCAGGTCCTACTGATTCAACTCTTTTCCAAGCATATCCATCCCACCTCCAAGTAACACCATTTTCTGTATGGGTATCGTTTACACTAGGACTATTTGGAAAATCAAACGCTGCCATATTCTTAATCTATGATGGTTTTGTTGGCCAAGGTGGATTTGCAAGATCTGAAGTATTTGCAGGTAAATCTCTCAATGCTTGCCTATATGTAGCCCACTCAGTTTTTTTACTAGAACTTAATGGAGAATCAGCACCTTGAGACCAATCTGATTCAAGTAATAATTTATTTCTAGTTTGCCTTAAACCTACAGTCCATTCTTCTGTATAATCATGAGCATCATAAAATCCAGATGATTGAGTATATTTCCAACCAAGTCTTACAAGGCATTGATTATCTATATCATTAAAAGTTCCTCTATATGTACTACCAATACCAACAGTATAATGTCCAGCAAATCCTATTTCTGAATTAGTTGGATTTTTAGAAGTATCTGCATACCCAACATAAATGTTATTTACTATATTAGTTCCATCCTGAACTACAGCAAAATCTAATCGATCAGTTCCAATACCAGCTCTAAAAGAATTGAATTCAGTATTTTTAGATGCTATGACTTGAGAACGAGTAAGTCCCAATATTTCAACTAAAGATTTACTACTAAAAGAAGACATAATCGATTAAGCAAACTCCAACAGAACTATTTGTCCATGACCACCGTCACCACCATTATTACTACCAGTTTGACCTCCTCTACCACCTCTGCCAGCTGAGTCATAGGCTGCACCACCCCAGAAAGTACCACCACCATGTCCTGTGATTCCATTATCTCCAGGATGACCTTCATCACCACCACCTACAACGTCACCAGTACCAAACCTACCATTACCACCAGGAGCTATAGCTCCACTGTTACCACCAGAACCACCATAACCACTATGACCAAAGGTTGCGGTTCCATCAGGTGCTACAAATTCAGAGTAATTTCCATTACCACCATTACCACCACCTGTTCCACCAGATCCAGGTTGTCCTACAAAAATACGACATTGTCCACTGTAATAACTATTAGAATCCATTTGTGTTTTAGTATATTCTCTTATTCCAGTACCAGCACCACCGCCACCACCTCCAGCGTTAACAGCAGAACCTCCCCCACCGCCACCGCCACCGCCAGTGACAATTACAATCCACCTATTATACTTACTTGTATCAGGAGTATAGTAGGCATAACTTGCATTAGTGGTAGTAGTCCACTGTACCATATTAAATCCTTGATCAGGAGACGTTGTTTCCCCAGGAGGTCCTGGAAGACCTGGAGGACCAGCATCGCCTGGAGGACCAGGAGGACCATTTGGACCAGGAGGACCATCACCACCATCACTACCATCTTGACCAGGAGGTCCTGGAGGACCAGAAGGTCCTGATCCACCATCACTACCATCTTGACCAGGAGGTCCTGGAGGTCCTGGTGTTGTTGAATCTGAGCCAGGAGGTCCTGGAGGTCCTGTAGGTCCATCATTTCCTGGAGGACCTGCAGGACCAGGAGAAGTAGCAACTGCAGTTGATAAATCTTCTATTGTTACTTGAGTATAGATTTCCTTAGTACCCCAAGTGCCTATAGCTGGCATTCCTAAACCTTCTGCAAAAGCATCGGTTGTACATCTATGTAAAATTTTAAACCAAGTAGTTTCAGTAATGGTTATAATTTTAGTTCCAATACTAATTGTTACATCACCTTGTCCAGCATTATTATCTTCAGAACTACCCTCTTCATATGATGCTGACGCATCAAGACCAGCAGTTGTAATATGTGATTGAGTAGTACTCCAAACTAATAAAGTTCGATGTTGATTAACATTATGAGCAGGAGCACTCCAATTTATCTTATAATCTCCTGCAGGTAATGACCAATAACCTGGTGCATTTGCAGTACTTCCAGTACTTTGAGATCCACCTGCAGTAAAAGTAACAAAATTCTGTGGATCTTCTTCTACAGTTAAATCTCTATCTCTCCAATCACCAGAAACAAATGATCCACCAGCAACACCATCATTTTTTTGATCCTTTAATACAGCTACTTTTTGTGTTCCTGTAGTAGCAGATCCTGGAGGTCCAGGAGGACCTGCGGGACCTGGACCACCATCAGAACCATCATTTCCATCAGCACCATCATTTCCATCAGCACCTGGAGGTCCAGGAGGACCAGGAGGACCCCCACTACCTGTGTTATCTGTATATTCTAAAGCAGTTCCACCAGAATTTACCTTTAACCATTTATCTGCAGTAAAACTATTCGGAGTATCTGTTAACCCTATAAAGGTAGAAGAACCAGGAGGTCCTGGAGGACCAGAGCCACCACCAGGAGGTCCTGGAGGTCCTTCAGGTCCAGCAGGTCCTTGAGATACTGCTACCCATTGAGAACTATTACCATCATTATAATAAACATGTAAATCTCCAGTATCACTTTCCCACCACATATCTCCGTGGGAAGAAGGACCAGTTGGTGGATCAACTCCAATATCTAATCCAGCAACACCTGGAGGACCTGGTGGACCACTAGGACCTGTAGGACCATCTGGACCATCTGGACCTGGAGGACCAGCAGTACCACCAGTTCCTGGAGGACCTGGAGGACCATCTGGACCTGGAGGACCATCTGGACCTGGAGGACCATCACCACCACCTGAACCTGGAGGACCTGGAGGTCCTGAAGGACCATTTGGTCCAGTTGGTCCAGTTGGACCTGGAGCACCTTGAGGACCACTACTTGGAACTCGATCCCAAGCATATCCATTCCACTTCCAAATTACCCCA